ATTCACAAAGCCAAAGACAAAGTCTTGCAATCTTTGACGACGACCGTATGTCATAGAGTAGGCGTACTTTGTGTACCAATTGTGATTTGAGGCGTTCTCTTCATTTGCTAGTTGGTCATTACAGCCATTCATCATTAAGATCGTGCGATAGACCGCGCAGTCTTGAATCTCGTTAGGGAACCTAGTTCTGAAGTCGTTGTACACGTTCAAGATCTGAGCGATTCTTTCTACTTCTTTTTGAACAAGGATTTCGATTTGCTCGTTGTAAGATTCTCTGATTGTTGCGATTGCGTTTTTCATAGTTCGTTTGATTTGATATGTCAAAACTACAACTATTCTTGATATACGCAATACACTTTGAAACTTTTTTTTCTAAATCTTTTGTTTTCTTACAATTCTATGACAATTCACTTGTCACTCTTATTCGTAGAAATGTGACTTATATGTATCTAAAAGCATATAAAATGTACGATTTATGACACGTTATATGTCAAAACGTACACTATTGTAGCAAAAAGACGACATAAGAATTGTCAAAATCTAAGCACTAGTGAAAACTACAAATCGACACTATTCTCAAAAAGTGTCAATTTTTAGTAACAAATTTCTACTCGTATTTGTTACAACATCTCATTGAGAACAGCGATCACGTAAGGTTGAAAACCCTTGTTCGCGCTTTGCTCTAGTCGTTTGTTGCGTTCTTGCGTTTGTGCTTTGTGATATGCGATTGCGTTGAAGAACTCTATCAAAGGCATATCTAGAAAGAACTCCCATTTTGTTCGATCACGATTCGCCATCTTGTCGACGAGTTCTAGCCACGCGAAAGGACTTACCTCTACTTTGTCAAGTTGCTCATCTCCTGCTTCAAATAATCGAGGGTAGCGGTCAACAACTGCGGATAGAGTGCCAAGAAAAAAGACGCGTACGAATAAGCAAACGAGCAACTCAAAGTCTTGAAGTCTTCGCATCGCTCTTCAAAGTTTTGTGCGACTTGACCTTTTGAGATTTTAACGCGATAGCCAAAGATGTCTACTTCATAAGAGAGCATCGCTAGAATCTTGTGTAAGTTCTCAATGATGTCGTCTGCTTTGATTTGTTGTAACGCGATGAAGTGTTGAGCGTGCATCTCTTGAGCGTTTGTGATAAGACGATAGCGTTTCTTCATATGCTTGAAAGCGAACATTGGTTTCTCTTGTGGTAACTCGTTCAAGAAATTCAACTTCTCTACTTCTTTCAATATCTTCTCAAGCGACATCTCTTCGACTTCGTCGATCTCTAAGCGATTGACGATAGCGATTTGATGTACGCGTCGCTCGACTCCTTCAAAGTGATTGATTGAAGAGAGTTCTTGTAGTTGTTCGATTGTTATATTTTTCCAATTCATTTATGCAAAGTAAAATAATCCCGGTCTATTCTTTGACTTGCAATCTAAAGCAAGCGCAAGAGAGCAAACGCAATCGTCGTGCAAGCCACTAGGTGCGCTATATCGTACACCTGTTCGCGTGTACTCATACTCGAAAGACTCCATCTCGTAGCCAATAGGGTCTTCGGGAAAACGTATTTCTGTGCGTTGTACTGCAAGAACTAGACCCTCGATGAGTTGTTGCTTAGATTGAGATGTAAACTTAAAACCTTGAGCGCGAGAACACGCTCTTTGTATTTGCTCGACGATAGGGTCGCCTACACCTGTTGAGTCGATGAAAGCGGGTGTGTTTTGTACGAGTTGAATGATTCGTTGTTGTGTTTGATTCCAGTCGCTTTGAAAGCGTGCGCAATACGATACGCAATTATTCGCATCGATACCAATGATGACCGTATAATCTGTGTACTTTGCAAGGTCGATGCCATACGCTACGACTTGAGAGTTTGTCGTAGGTTGATAGCAAGCGCGAATCGAATCAATACCAAACGGGTTTGACTTGTCGTCAGCAGGCTCAGCAAGATACAACTCATCGAACACGTGCTTTGGTAAGTCTCTCTTTGCTTGCTCTACTTCGTCTAGTTGAAGTATGCCTTCGTTGACTGCGTCGTACGCTGTAATCTTGAAATACTCATATTCTTTCTCGCCTTGCTTTGCTCGTTCGCCTAGTTTGTAGAACCAATTCTTTTTGCCTTTGACGTTACCTATCAACTTGCATTTGCCTTGCGTTGCTGTCAGAGTAGAACGAAGAGCGAACCACGACTCTTCTCGCGCTCGTGATGCTTCGTCAAAGACACAAGCGTACACGTCGTCGCCGTATAAATTGTCGGGCTTCTCTGCGCTCTTGAACTCGATTCTCGCACCTGTGGGAAGCGTCAATAACAACTTCGATTCGTTTGTCGTGAAGAAGTCTTTTTGTGTGACTTGCGTCTTCATACGACGATAAGCGATTTCTGCTTGTTGGTATACAGGTGCAACCCACCACACACTTTGACCATCGCGCAACTTTAGTGCTTGCTCGAATAGCCAAATGATGTGTGATGCTGTCTTACCTGTTTTAGTACTCGCCGCTGTGATTGTGTATCTCGCTTTTGAGTCGAGAATGTTCTTTTGATAAGAAGTCAATCGAGGGCGAACGTACTCTATTTGCATACGCTTTCGTAGAATTTCATTCGTGATATATTCCACAACTTGATGTCGTGAAACTTGCGAGAGTAGTACGCGTTTGAAGAGCCTAGTTCAGAAGCGTTTGTCATCGCTTGCTTGATCGCTTCGTACCACTCGTCATTCTTTGCGAAGATCACACCTCCGTTGTCGACGTGATTCAAGTAAGGCTCACAAGCACTCACAACGATAGGCAACTCGTACGCGCTCGCTTCGAGAATCTTCAACTCACTCTTACACGAATTGAACTTTGTCGTCTGTAGAGGTGCGATTGCTAGATCAAAGTGTTTGTAGACTTCACCATATGCGTTTGCGCTAGTGCCACGAACGACGTGAAACCAATCGCCTTTGAACATCGAGCAGATTGAGTCCCATATGTCGCTAGGTGTGTAGCCACAAAGATAGAAGTCGATGAGACCTTCTTCACCTAGACGAGTGATTGCGTCTACTACGAGTTTCAAATCTTCGTGATGTGTGATGCCACCAACCCAACCTACTTTGAATTTCTCGTTCGCTAGTCGTGAGTGTCGCCATTGCTCGTGTTCGTAGTCGATGCAATTAGGTAGAACGATTGAGTTCTTGTTGTATTGCTTCACTTGATCGAGTAGTTGACGCGTTGTGCAAGTGACACCATCTGCGTAGTGAAGAGCGTCTTTGATTGCGTTCTTGATTCCGTTGCGATACGCCCAATATGCGGGATTGAATTTAGGCAACACCCAATAGTCGTCAACGTCTACGATGTACGGAGTCTTCGCTTGAGCAATCTTCTTTAAGATATCGTAGTGATGCTTTCCTAGCCAACGATTGAAGACTACGAGGTCGTAGTTCTTGAAGTCAACTAGATTCATCATTGTATCGCTATCTTGAGCGATGTCTACCGTTGCGTATGCGTCGAGTTGTAGACGCATCAATGGCGTGTATATCCTGTGATACACAACGCCATTCATTCCGTCTGCTAGTGCAAGTATTCTCATAGTTGTTCAATTTCTTGTTTTACATTTTTCCAATATGTATACACCGACATTGGAACATTTGATTGAAAATCAAATTCGTTACATTGAATTTCTTTGACTATCTCATCAACTGCAATCAACGCACAAGCGACGCCTTCATTTCGTTGTTGCAAACCTACGATACTAAACTTGTCGACTAGTTCTTTCGCTTTCTCTTGTGGTGTCATAGTTCTAAAAGTATTTGTTTGACTTCTTGATAGAACATCAACTCATTGCGATTCTGCCACGAGTTATGAGACAACGCTTCAATAATTTGATTGACTGCTACAAGTGAGCAATCTTTTACCGTCAAAGAGTTGTTATATGACTCCTTGATTTCTTGTGCTTTGTCTTGTGATGTCATTCGTTTGGTGCGATTGGGATGGGCATCCAGTACTCAACTTGAATAAGTCGATTCGTGTGTTCGTCGACCCACATCTCGTCGAGGTATCTAGCAAGAGCGATGTCGCCTTGATAAGTCTTAACGAGTTTAAGTTCGTCATCAATCGGTGGTAGTACGTCGCTACCTCTCCACGTCTTCTTCATTAGAATTTTGGTTTTGGCAAAGATAGTGAATGTGTCGCTTTTGATTTCTCGTTGACTTCTTTCATTCGATTGCAGTTCACACGTACGTCACCGTATTGATTGACGATGAGTTCACCGCTTTCGATAGCGTCATTGAGTTTCTTGATGTTGATTGATAGGTTGAGTCCGTACTCGTTCTCCCATCCGTTTCCGATGTAGGTTGTCATTAGTCTAATTTAAGTGTGATTTTGATTGGTTCTTCTGTTCGTATTGTTGTCTCTACTTCTTCTTTGGGTTTGCCGTGTACTCTAGTCAACAAAGTCTCAAGCGAGAAAAGAGAGTTCTTGTCGTGTGATTTGAGTAGCGCACCTGCGACGATGCGTTCTAAGATAGTGTACTCGTTGCCCTTGTCGATCTCTGTGAGTTCTTCTCTTGACATTGCGACTAGATTCATCAATGTTTGATTGATGTCGTCTTTTGTATAGCCTAGCCCTTTGAGTTGAGTGACTAGTTTCTTTGGTCTTCCGTTCGGGTTTGCTTTGTTTCCCGGCTCGAATTTCTTTAGGTTCTTGAGTGAGTTTTCGTGTGCCATTTTATCTCGTTTGTATCTCGTTATTGACGCTTACTCAAAGCGATTCGATGCTTCTCTTTGAGAAAGTCTTTGTACTGCTTTTGATCACCAAATTTCGTGTGACATTCTCTACACAACGCTTGAAGATTTGTGATGACATCTCTTGTGTTTGAGCCACCCATACCACGTGCTTCGATGTGATGAATGTCTACCGCAGTTCTCTCACACACTTCGCAAGGTATGAAGTCGCTTATGTCGTAGCCAAAGTGATTGAAGTATGTCATAACGTGCTTCTTCATATTTCAAGATTGTAAAGATTTAAGAGTTCGTGAAGTTTATCTCGTGTCTCTTGTAGTGCTTTATGAGTGTCTTCGCTTTGTGTGTCGGGTGCGTACTTGATCAAACTTCTCAAGTGTTGGTCTAGATGAAATGCAACCATAGAGAACTTATGACCATTGAGTGCGAGTTCAAATTTCTCTCTTTCATCTATTAAGTCAAACTCAAGTATCGCTTTCATCTTTTACTCTTTAGTATTATACTCATTAGTCTCATAGATTTCTTTTGCTTTAGAGAATCCTGCGTTGTATGCCATTTGTTGTTCTAGTTTCTCTAACATCGTGAAGTTGTAGATGAGACTCTCTGACATTTGCAAATCTGGCACTTGTTGACGCACGTGTTCTATTAGTCTTTCCATTGGTGTTTTCATTGCTCTCCGTATTTCTGTTCGTAGTATTGTTTTGGTGTGATTTTCAAATCGAGTAAGCCACTGATAGCGCCTTCACAATGAGCGTGCTTCATTTGCCACTCTTCAATACGAATCAACTCTTTGCATTTGATTATCAATTCAAGCGGTATCGTGTACTCGTGTTTCATCAACTCGTCGTACATCGTTTGCATTGCTGTTCTCATTGTTTGCTATTGATTGAAATTCATTTATGATGTGAGTGATAATTCGCATCACATCAAATTTGTCTTTTGTGACTGACGATGTGAACTCCATTTCTATTTCACTCTCTCGTTGCTTGAGACGTATCTTCATATTTTCTTTCTTCTGCGCTTTGTTTGCTCATCGTCTGCGATAGTCGCTCTCTCGATTGCTTGTTGCTTCTCGCGCCATTCTGCTTGCTCTTTGATTGAGTTAAGTTTTTGATTGCAGAAAATTAAGAGTGAGAAATACGCCTCAACAAAACAAGATGAGCAAGATGGCATTGAACGACCATACAATGATTGATAAACGCTTCTCAAACGATGCGCTTCTTCTGGATTCAATGACAACACTTGTGTCTTTTTGTACTCGTTGTATTTCGGTTCTAGACTTACAACGAACTCGATGTCTTCAAAATTCATATTTTAGTTTCTAATAGTGCAACAATGATAGTAGAGATAGACGCGTAGAGAATGCCTACGAGACCGTATTGATACGTGAAGTAGCCTAAGCCAATCCAAAACGACATACAAAATGCGCAATCAAAAGGCTTCATTCGTTGCCAATTGAAAGGGTTACTTCCGTAGATGTAAGACTTGATGTAGTCTGCAGGTTTGCCAAAGTTTACGAGTATGATGCTAAAGGAAGCAATACCCAAGATTTCTAGATGTGTCATCAATAGTGATTTTTGTAGTATAGTTGTGCAAGAATTTGCGCTTTGTTTGAATGCGCGTTTAAGTCTGTTTCGTAGCCGTCGACGAATGCTTTCTTCAATAGTGCTTCTTCTTCTTCGACGAGTCCGTCAAATTGCTTGTGAAGTCTTCTCACTTCTTCTGCTTTCAAAGTGTCACCACATTCTTCATGGATGCTTGCAAGATTCGTCAAAAATCTATCGACGAACTTCATTGGGGTTTGTTTTCTCATATTGTTCTTGTACTAGTTGTTTCATTAGTTTTACTACGCGTAAGATTTCTCGTACGCTTATTCCTGTTTTGCGATGTAGAGATCGTGCGCTATTGCCTTCGAGCCACATCTTGAAGAGTTCACGCTCGTACCAATGAGAAGACTCAATGATAAAGTCGTACGCTCGTATTTTGCTTCTCTCTTGCTCATAGTCTTCTATTTGTACTAGATGGTCTTTGTCATCACTTTGTAAGTTACACTCATACACATCAACGCTGTCGTAGATACGATTTTGTTGAAATGGGTGACGATTGCCATTGATCGCGGTGTGAAGTACTTTGATAGCCCACCATTGTAAGTAACCGTCGTTGTGTAACTTCTCAACATATGCGTCATCTTTTTCGAGTAGTAGTAGAAAAAAGTATTGATATAGTTCTCTTGCTAGTTCTTTGTTCTTTGAGATGCGAAGACACGTATCGAATACCCACTTTTGAGTTGTTAGATTTTCGATGATTTGCGACTTCTTCAACGATGCAAATATAGAAAAAGTTTTTGTATTTACAAACTATTTTTTCTCAATGCTTACAAAATACCCGTCTTTTTCATATCTCTTCTTCGTACGCAATACATCGCTCTCTTCTTTCAAGATGTGAATTGATGACGATAGATTCTTCGTTGCTGTAAGAATCCAATAGTTCAAGAGTTTGTTGATAGGTTTTGGCGAAGTTTCTGTCATAGTCTATGAGATCTTGTGTTTGTCTGACGCTGTGAATGATTGTCGAGTGATCGCGATTTATGATACGACCTATCGAGTCAAGTGACATACCTAGAGTCTTTCTACAAACATAGTTGAAAGTGTGTCTAGCGTACAAGATGTGTTGTTTGCGTATACGAGAGTAGATGTCGTCGGGAGTGATTTGATACACTTGACAAACGACGCGCATCGCATCTGTCCATTTTGCTTTTGTGTTTCTCACGTCAATCTTTGGTCTCAAAATCTCTCTCTTCAAATCTTGAATCAATCTCTCGTAGTGATTCTTTTGTTCGTTGATTACAAGTCGAAGACGACGATTCTCTTGCTTTGCGTTGTGTAAGTCTTGATAGTGATTCATATTTTTTTGTGTTTAGGGTCTAGAATCATTGGCGTTGTATACACCCATTTGACTCTATGATGAAGACGATTTGTTGTGAAACCCATCATTGATACTTGAATAGAAGACGGATGATACAAGACGCTATGAAACGACTTGACATATGTACCACTGCCTAAATATGCGTCAGTCATACCGCCCTTTTGGCTCTGAGTCGCCGCTTGTTCTAAGCCAATGAATGGCAAAGTAAGAAACAAATGACCTCGACTGCCTAGAGTTGTATATGTATTTACGTCTTCATTGATTGAGCCAAAGAATTGAAAATGTCTATCTACGGAACAGATAAAACTATTCATACATTTTCTCGCGTTGTGTTTGTAATTGCTGATCATACCACAGCCCTCACCACCGATGAAGTCACCGCCTTGAGCAAATGCTACGCTTGTGCAATTTGTAGTTTTGAAAAACTCAAGATACATCTCAAAGTACTTGTTGAGATTCTTTGCGTAGCCACTTGTCATATACTTGCCATCAATAAATCGATAACGGAATGAAGTATAATCGTCATCAAGTTGTATGAAGTATTTGATACCTATTTGTTTTGCGATATTAAAACAAGCGTTTCTAGCGTGAATGATGACTTTGCGATTGTCAAAATTGTTTCCCTCGTCTATTGAATCAGCCATCGCTTTCTTATCAAATACTTTTATCATATTCTCGCCGTACTTGCGTAAGTAAGTATCAAGTGTTTTGTCTTCGTTGTCAACGATTAGATAAGTTGCGCCTGTATAGCCACACTTTTTGAGTGTCTGTAATGTCTTGACGTTGTCAGGTCTACCGTGAGTCAAAATGAATACCGCAAAATTATTGTCCATATTCTTCAAGGTATTGAGTTTTGATATCGTCACATAGTTTGATGTAGCCGTATTGAATTGCTTTCTCAAAATCTATGATCACAAGAGCAGAGCGTTCCATCAAGTGTTGCATTTCTTTACTAGCGTGCGCGTAGTAGTCAGCGATTTTCTCGTAGTTGAAAACAAGATGTCTCATAGTAGCGTCAATCAAAAACGACTTCTCTTCTTCGCTCAGCGATGACGTTTGAATCTCTTTGATGAGACGTTGACTTTTTGACTTGTCACAGAGTTCAAGAATGTGAGGCTTTCTGTTCTTAGGTTCGTAGATAGGCGCTTCAATCTTGCTTGTGTACTTTTGTTCTTCTTGATTCGGTGCGTAGTCTGCACCAAACAAATTGATTTGTTTCATATGCGTTCTTTGTATTCTGTTAGTTTGCCTTCAAAAGTTGTAGGTATTGTGCAACATTCACCGTTGCGATTCTTTGCGATAATGAGTTCGGCTTCTTCGACGTCTGGCTTCTCTGTGTCATAGTACGCAGGTCTAAAAGGGAACATCACAATATCTGCGTCTTGTTCTATCGCACCACTCTCTCTCAAGTCACTCAACATAGGTCTCTTGTCTTGTCTCTCTTCGCTCTTACGAGATAATTGAGCAAGAACGATGACCGTGATTTTCAACTCTTTAGCAAGTAGTTTCAAACCTCGTGAGATTTCTGCTATCTCTTGCTCGCGATTTGCTTTCGTACCTTTGATCAATTGTATGTAGTCGATGACAAGCAAGTCTAGACCTTTGCGAGACTTGTGTAGTTTCGCTTTTGCTTTGATCTGCGCGATAGAAGTATCAACGTCATCGTCAATGTAGAACTCTATCGATTGATGGTTCGCTACGTGTATCACTTTGTCTATCTCGTTTTGTTCTAGACGACCATTGCGAATCTTCCAATTCTCGATGTTGCCTATTAATGACAAGTATCGTTTTGCGAGTTGTTCGTTGCTCATCTCAAGCGACAAGAAGAGTGCTTTGTGATTGTACTTCGCAAAGTCTTTTGTCAGCGTCAGAGCGATTGCTGTCTTTCCCATACCGGGTCGACCTGCTACTACAATCAAATCTCCTGCGTTGTAACCACCGATGTACTTGTCTAGATATCGCCATCCTGTTTGTTTGCCTGTAAGCGCGCCACCATTCATACTATTCTCGACAATTTGATCGACGACTTTGTTCGTCACTTTGACTATCGAGTCTGGTTCTTTGTGTGTCGAGAATGTACTCTCTTCAAGAATCGATTGAATGTCTTTGACAATATCGCCCAAATCTTTTGTCAAGTTCAAACGAGTCACTTTGTCGACAAGAGTTGTCTTGATGTACTCGTGTTCAAGAGTCTTCAAGTGTACGTTGATATTTGTGAGACCGCTTGCTTCTTGCTGTATTTGAATAATTTGTAGCAACTCTTTGCCTTTGAAGTTCTTTGATAGAGTCATCATATCAACAGGCTCGTTGTTGTAGTACAAGTCAGTCATCGCACCTACGACGCGACGATACAAGTCTTGTGTGAACCAATTCTTGTTGATGCGTGGTAAGAAATGCCTTGCGTCATCATAGAATAGCAAGTTCGATAGTATCATTTGTTCAAGATTCATAGTGTTGCAAGTTTATGTGTATTTGTTGAGACTTTCAAGTTGTTAGGTTTCCAAGTGCGAACTGCTGACTTCCAATCTTTCATTTTGTTTTTACCTATCATCCATCCCTTAGACTCGTAAAAGTCAAAGAACTTGTTTGAGACGTCATTCATATTGATTGAATCCATATATTCACTCAACTCTTCAATCGTTGGTTTTGTGAAACGCGTACTCTTTTTATTATTTATATCTTCATTTTCATTTTCATTTTCCATATGTTCTTCATATGATTTTGATATGTTATTCATATCTTCTTTCTTCTTGCGATTGTTTGATCTTGATTCGCTGTATTTCTTTCTCTTCTCAAACTCTTCTCTCATACGCAAATTGTAGAATCCTTCTTCGCATTTCTCGAACTTGTCAAAGATGTCTTCATCATATGAATCACATATCTTCAACATATCTTTCTCACTCAATATACCTTTTTGATGTTGTATACAAAGTAGACGAATGTACTTGCCTACTTGTTCGTTTGACATCAACGTCGTGCCTGTTAAGAAGTCACTCGTATAAAATAACACTGCCGGGTCTTTGCTCATTTTTTTGTAATTAAAAAGCCCTCACACAAATACCGAAGTGCGAGTTCGATACTTGCTGAGGGCAAATGTCTTTTGTAGTTGTCTCGCACACAACTCTAATACTTTACAAAAATAGTGTTTTGTAACTAAATTGCAAATTAATCTTTTGTTTGTAGTGAATATCTACCGAAACCTTCTGTCTTGTCGCACACGATATCTAGACCTTCTTGATGTCTGAGAGTGTGTATTCGTGACGCTAGTCTAAATGTACCGTACAAATTCAATGCTTCGATAGGTGTGATTGACTTGCCATTTAACAAATGAGCCTTCACTTTGTTGAGTTGAGATTCTTTTTTCATAGTTGTCTATAATTAATTTTTAGTTTGTCTAGTCCTTGGGTATCGCGATACAGAGTTTCAAATACTACGTTGCGTATACCACTTTGTTTGATAATTTTAGAGCATTGAATACACGGAGACATAGTCACGTACATCGTTGCGCCTTGTGTGTTTGTACCTGCTTTCAAGATTGCATTCATTTCCGCGTGAATCACTTCATCTTTCGTCACGTCGTTCTCTTCACATTCGTTGCAAAAGCCTGCAGGTGTTCCGTTGTAACCATAAGCGACGATATTTCTATCTTTGACGATGATCGCGCCTACTTTTGCACGATTGCACCTAGATAGTTTAGAGACGATATGAGCGATGTCCATATACATAACGTCGAATTGTTCAGTCCTGTTCGTCATACTTGCCTACGTAAAAGCCTAGAGTGAATGACATTGCAATAAATCCAAGCCATACTACGAGTTGATAGTTTGTCATAGTAATCTAGTTTTAACTATTTCGACGATCTCTGAGAAGTTGTCACCGTGTACTTCGTAGTGATTACTCAAAGTCATTGGAAGCATTGCGTGAACTTGCAAGTCCATCGAGTAACTCTCTTCGAGTTGATGCTTTATCTCTTCGATTGTAGGTTCGCTGTCAAAGACACACAAGATATCTTTGTCTTCATTGACTAGAATATATCCAATGCCATTCAATCTGTTTGCAAATTGCTGAGCGTAGACGTTCTTCTCAAAACGACCTATGATTGATTGATTGTAGTAGACGCGATATTCGCTCACGCCATTCACTTTTGCTTCTATTATTCTTGTATTCATCTTGCTTTGCCTTTATACATTTTGTAGAGTTGTTGACGTTGATGTTGAATTGCTTCGTTGAAGCCTTCAATAAATGTGTCTTTTTCGAATTGATAAGGAGTCGCTTCTTTGATTTCTTTCTTCGACTTCTTTGTCAATACGTGACTCGCGTACATTACTACAAACGTAGCAGGTGCGAGAATGATTGGGTATATGATGTCTAGTGCCATAGTCTTGTAAATAGTGGGGGCTTTTACACCCCCATTTTTTTTAGATAGAAAATTTAATTCCGTTAGTTGAACATATACAATACCATTGCTCTAATGAAATTGTATTAAATCCTTTTAATTCTGCAAAGTGCTTAATAGTGTTTGCTACTATGTTAGCGCTGTTTTTAGCATTTTGAGATAAAGATGCTTTTACTACTTCTACGAATAATGATTTCAAGTTTTCCATATTTTGTGTCGTTTTCATATAGCAAAGATAATATCACGAAACATATATGCAAGTACTTTGAAAACTTTTTTTGCAATTATTTTCTTTTATGACAAATCTATGACACTCTTTAGCATATGACCTGCGTAGTACAACTTCTCATCAATCAAGTCTTTAACGTCGTCAAGCGTGATATTCACTACGTGCTTCTTGTGTGAGTCGGGCATTCTAGGGTCATACGAAACAAAGAACGCATTCTCACAAGCACTAGCGATCATACCCATTTGAACTTGCCAATAGTACTCGATATGCTGAGACTTCAAGTCTTCGTTCGTTTTGATTGAGAAGTTGCGTAGATGAATACCGCTATTGAAAGGACATTTGATCTCAACGATGAAGTCATCACCTAGCGAATCGGGCGAATAGCCACCAAATTCACCGTACTCTATGAAGACGAACGTCTCGCCTCCGTAGTAAGTAGCGAGCGAGTTAAAAGGATCAAACGCTTCGTACGCTTCTTTCTCGTGTTGTTTGCCCCAATCTAGAGCGCGACCGTAGATTTCTGCGCGTTGATTTGTGAGTATCTCTGCGCCTTTCTCATAGATGAAAGTCTTCGCTGTCTCGCTCAAGTACTCCGATTTGTTTCTCGGAGTACCCATCAATTTGTAAATCTGTGACGCTGTGAATCGTTTCTTTCGAAGTTCTTGCCAATTGTCTTCGCTCAAAGAATTGTAAATAGTTGACGAGATATCTTTCATTTCTCGCCTATTAAGAGTTTTTGATTGACTGCGCTGACTTCGTATTTGTTTGTGATGTCAGTCATCAAACCACCTGTCTTGAGATGTTCTACTGCGCGTTGCCAATTGACGTGTTTAGGCGTCAGTTCGTCACGCTTTGCTACTGATTGACGACCCATTGCTTTCTCTGCGTCATCATCGTCGTCGATGTTGAGACCTAAGATTGCACCTAGAGCGTACCGGCGTGCGTAGGTGATTGCAGAACCCATCGCTTGCGGATCGTTTTGTTTTGCGACAGGCATTTTGTATGATGCTTGAAGCCACTCACCGCTCTCGCTGTGAATTAAGATCGTAGTCAAAGCGTCATCGTCAGGCAGTTGAGCGAACGCAAGACCGCACTCACTCAAAGGCTTTTGAATAGTATCTAAGATATTCGCTAGTGATGCGTACTTAGATTTGAAAAATGGGTTGTTTGCTTCTTTCGACACTTTGCCGATTGTCGCTTGGAACTTGCACAACGCAAGACCAATGTTCTTGATAGATTCACTTTTGTTCATATTAGTTTTCGATTTGTTCAATGATTTCTTTTGCTGTCTTGAATACTTTGACAGCCGTTGGGTGATACACGTCACCTTTCAAATACTTACGAATAGTAGGGAGAGAAAGACCTGTTCTCTCGTGAATTGTCTTTTGAAGACCGTGATAGTGTTTGTGTTTTAACTCTTCTTGAATTTGCTCTATGTTTGTCATACGTCACAAAAGTACAACAAATCTTTCACTATGCAAACTAAATAGAAAATTATTTTATATCTATTGAGAAGATTCTGTCTCCTAGTTTTGTAGCAAGTTCAGTAGAAATGCCGTCTAGAAGTTGTTGATTCCACACGTTGCGTATGAATTTTGTAGGCTTGATGCCACGACGACCTATCGCGTTTGCGATTGCTTGTGCTTTGTTGCGTCTAGCCGTATCTAGATCTTCGTTCTTTGACGCTCGCACTTGTATACCTTTGTCGATGAGCCATTGCTCTATCGCTTGCACAGGTGGGCGTTTGCCTCGACGACGACCACCGTCGACATACTCAGCGTAGTCTTCCATACCTAGACGCATTGTCAACGACGTAGGCGTTCTTGTAGTCTCAAGAGGTTTGATAGATTGTCTCAACTTACCACTCGCGTTCGAGTCGTATGTGAACTTCCCTCTTCGCTTTTTCTTGTCTAGTTGCTCTTGTAGTTGCTCAGTTACTTTGTTCCAAAAAGTAGCAATGATTTGATTCAACTCACTATCGCCTTTCGTGACGAAAGAATCTGCGCGATCACCTAAGCCATTCAAAAACTCATCAAATGTCATTGAGCATCTCTATAAGTTGTGGGTGTGGGTACACATCTATCTTGTCTTTGCGTACTGAGTTGTGAGTGAAGACTCCATTCTTGCCACTCAACGCTCTCTTCGTCACTTGCCAGATATCTTCGTGATAAGTCAAGTCGATTGCGTATTTGTCACGCCATAACAAGAGCAACTCTCTCACGCTTTCGATTTGTTTTGTTGTGTAGTTCTCAAAGTATTGATAGCCTTTGTAAGGTGTATCTAGTTTGCACACGTCTTTGACCTCTTTACCGACATAGTTATAGAACTTCGTGCCTTTTTGAACCAAGTACCCCCAATTACAAATTTCAATACCAATAGACGACTTGTCTAGATTTGTATAAGGCAAGCCTAAGAAATGCGAAGACTTAAGCCCTAAGTGATACGCCCAAAACTTAGAGTCAAAGCCTTGAATGATTTGACCATCGCGAGAGATAGCGACACAAGTTGCTATGTTGGTAGCATCTGCTTCCCAAAACTTAAAAGTCGACGTAGCATCTGCACCACCTGCCGTGTGATGCAAGTAGATTTGTTTCTTCGTTGTCTCTTGTGCGTTAAAGCCCTTGAACGCTATTTGCTTGATATTCATTTGTGAGTCGTGTTAAGTACCAATTTGCTTTTTTTAAATCTTCAAGACGATTCTTCTTCTCAAATCTCCACACATATTTCAAGACATTCCCTTTGAGATATCCGTAAAACGCTTCTTGAGTCATAGACGCTTTGATTGCTTCTATTGCTTCGACATCTCCTGTCTTGTAGTGGTTCGGGTTTATCGCATCTTTTTCCATCGTGACGCAAAAGTATAAAAGTCTTCGTCAATAATCAACGAGTGACCGCCAGTTAAAAAGAGTTGAGTGTGTTCGTGATACGCGCTTATTGCTACGACTTGACGCAAGTCGACGAGACCTTCTTCGAGATACTCTATGATTTCAGGGTCTACGCCCATCTCTAGAAACGCGTTGTCGTTTCTTTCTTCGTGAACTATTAAGACATCAACTATCATAGCGTTTTGTGAGTATAAGCGTGAATTTGTCGTGTTTCGTTTTTACCTCGATAGGGTTTTAATATCAACCAACGACCTCCGATAGGCTTTGGTGATGCGCCTCGCTCGATATGCCAACCTTTTGAGCCGTCACCATACTCTTCTTTGTACGCGCTTGTGCGAATCATTAAGATATCACGTTGTAGTACCGTATCTTGATTCGAGAGAAACTCGACGGTGTATGTCATCTCGTAGTCTTCGTGAACGTGGCCCATCCAAATTGCGTCAGCGCCCTCGACATTGACACTCATTCTGTTATGTTGAATTGTACCTCGTGTCACAGCGCCACCGCCACCGAAGCCGTGCATATACTTGATATTGAATGACTTACTATTCACCGCATCTGCAAAGTGTATGCGAACCCAACCACCATAACCACCGACTTGCACATTCGATTGACATTTGTAGTTCAAAAGAGTGACAAAGCGTTCTATGATGTCTGTCTCTTGACGCTTCAAGATCGCGGTTTCGTGGTTCCCGTACCCTATAAACTTGATCAAATGTGCGTAAGGTGCAAACCAATCAACAGCCGTGTTGATAATAGCGTCGAAGTAGTTCGAGACGTTGTGTTCTTCACGAATATCGCTCTTTGATTTGCGCGGATCGTAGGCGCCTTGCATCAAACAAAACAAATCGCCGTTGATGAGAACGTCGTGATTTCCTTTGAGTGCTTCGTCAAGATGCTTCTTGAGTAAGTCTCTGTCACATTTTGGATTGTCCCAATGTAAGTCAGAGATGAGAAGTACTTTCGTTTCTTCCCAATTTTTTTCAATACGTACGACGTTATTTTTTTTCATAAGATTAGACCAATCACAAAAGCAACAAGAGAGAAGAGTGCGATTTGCGATTTAAGCGTCTTCTCGTGCGATCTAAGCGAGTTTATTTCGCTTTGCTTAGTTTGTATAGTTCGTGATTGAATTGTGCGAATAGAGTCGAGTTGTGCGATTTCGATAGAATCTAGTAGAATCAACTTTTTGTAGTCGATCACTTTGCGTCTCGCTTTTGCGCCTTCAACGAGATAGTAGTTCGCTTGTGATAGAGTCGATGTGTCGATGCAAATTGATTGCGCGTTTGAGTCCGTCGCTAGTACGAGAAAAAGTATCAACATACATCGTGTCATACATATAAATAGAATCGCGTAGAAGTTGTTTCTTGAATCGCACTTTTTCAATAGTGTCTTCATAGTACGAAGTAGTCTCAATGTATAAAGGTTCTCTCTCAATTGGCTCGAAAGTGAAGAACGCATACACGACACTAGACAGGTACAACGCAAGCGTCAGCCAAGTAAGGAGTAGAAATTTGGAATTGGATGCCATAACCTGCGACGATGTCGGTTTTTGCGTCATAAAAAGGCTCTGCCGTGCTACTTACAATCAACTGAAAGTCTTCTAAGTTGTTGTAGTTGTAGTCGATTAGAGACATTACGTCAATGATAATTTGAGCCGTGTCACTCAACACTTCGATTGTGTTTGACTCGCTCTCAAATACTCTATCAAATACTAAAAGAGCGAAGCGATAGTTGACGTACCTACCATCACGAGTTGCTAAGTCAAAGCCGTCGGGAACGAGCCACACGAGAGGGTAGAATTTGACCTCGTCGACTGCTAGGTTGTACTCTGCACCTACAGAGAACTTGCCTACCATTTTATGACTTTCGACTTGAGTCCTTATTTTTGCTATGATTTGATTTAGGGTCATTCTTTAAGAATTTGATGAGTTTGGCTTCGTTGTTTTTTTGCCACTTGTTATCTCTCGTCGGGCGGGAAGTCATAGTTCCAAAAGCATTCGTCATAGTTTGTCGGTAAAAAAATGCCTCCTACAAATGTAGTGCTAGATGGTCGAATAGTATCAAACGTAGAACCGGGATTTAAGAACAACGGATACTCGTTCGTGTACTCTCTCAAGTAATCTCTCAAGCGATTCGCGTAGTACTCTGCTTTGTCGCGATATCTATTCTCTAACAACGTCAACTCGTCTACGCTAATTGCACGAGCGTTGTCACTCTCTCTGCTTGCTACGCTCTTATTCATCAATTTGAACGTCATTGGAAGCATTGCTTCGCACAAAGTATAGTACTTCAAGCAAGGCGCAATATATGAGTCTAGAAGCGTTGTATTGAGTTGCGTCAAATTGCCTGCAAACGCTTGAGTTTGTAGTTCGTTATAGATGCCACTGCCAATGATGTCGCGAATGTATATCTCTTGACTCTCTTTTATTGCTGTTTTTAAGAGTTTGTCGTCGACATTCTCGTTGATCGGCGTATTGTCTTTCAAATACGTTGTCGAAACGAAGTATACAAAGTTTGTCATTTTCTTCTTCTTACTACTTTAGATGCCCAAATGTGACGACAAGATGGGCGATGTACTGCTGGTGATGAATCTGGTATTGTATACCACCCACCGCGACGCTTCCATACGTCATATCCTAGAAGCGCACTCATAGCGTTGATGTCTTCGCGAGAGTATACTCTGTCAACGCGCACAACGCTACGGCAAAACTCACGAGATGTATCGATAATGATACCACCTTTTGTGTTTGGTGCTTTCTCGTATTTGTAGCGTACTAGTAACTCAGTTTGAATGTCAGCAATTTCTCTCAAGCCGTTATCTGTGATTGTCAAGCCACCTTCTGCAGGTTGAATCAATCCCGTTTTGTTCAAGTTGTCTATCGCTTTAGACACTTTCAACAAGTCAGCGTCTATGATGTTGACAACTTCACCGATTGTGATACCTGTGTTTTCTTTGATCGTGTTCAAGATTGCTTTCTCGATGTCACTAGCGAACGTCATTTTGACTTCTTCAAAGAGAGTAGCATCTTCACCGAACTGAGCAAATACTTTCAAGTCGCGCTCGTCATCCCATCCGAAAGGGTTTGCTTTTGACATTGCGACTGCTTCTGCGCCTGCGATGTTGTCGCCGTTTGCGATTGGTGGCAAGCCTGCAAGTTGACGCTTCTCGTTGATCGTCATATTTGACAAGACGTTGTTTGCAACAAGAGGACTCAAAGAGTTGATTGCGTCGTTCAAGTTTGATTGAATCTTCACGGTAGAAAGTTCTGGTAACCCTAACTCTTTGCGCGCTTCTTCGTTTGATATCAAGTTACGAGTATACAAGTCTAAGTAGTCAAGACCTAGAGGCGGTTTGTTGATCGTCTCAAGTCTTACAGGCGAGATGAAAGAGAACAAGTACGAGAGTTGCTCATCCATTTTGCCTTGACGAGGCTCGACGTACGCTTGTTGAAACATCTCATACGCTTCTATCAGTTCACTACGACCACCTAGTTGACCTTCTACGCGAACGCCAAACAACATAGGAGAGTTGATTTTGTGACCTACAAATATCTCTTGTTGTACCGTTTTATTTAAGATGTCAAATTGCTTGTCAAAGTCGCTAGGTTGAATGTTAGATACAATCGACTCTCTCTCGTTAGGATCGTTGTACATAAGTATCAAACCACCTGCGTTGTCAGTACCTTGATAAGAGTCTTTGAAGCGACGCTTTGCTTTGCGCGCTTCTTCTGGCGTTGGCACGCCTTTGAACATTTGTATCAAAGTTTGAGCAGAGAAGCCGTTCTTGATAGAGTTCAAATGCCAATTAGAAACTTCAGTATCAATCTCGATGTACTTCAACGCACCTACGTAATCGGGCAAGGGGTAAATACCACCTCCGGGACGATACATTTTGTAGTAGAACAACTGCTTTGACTCACGAGTGTTCTCGTTGAATGGGTTGTAGTGTACAATCTCTTCGCGACGATTCGCCCAATCTTCGCTATAATAGTAGCAATCGTCAAGACCTACGCGAACATTCTTAAAAGGTATGTGATAGAGTTCAGCGATTGCTGTTTTTGAGCGATTCCAAATGACTTCAACTGCAAAGCCATTGAACAACTCTAAGTCGTAAGCGATTTTTTGTTTTACTTCTTCGAAAGACTCGTAAGTGTTAATCGATTTGAGTTTGGCTTCTGCTTTTGCAACGTCTTGAGTGTTTTCGCCTACGATTGCAGTTCCTACGCCTGCGACGTATGATGCTTTTGCGCTGACGATTGCGTTGTGCTTAGGCGATTTAGAGAACAAATCAACCAACAAATCTGGGTACAAGTTGTCGTCACCAAAATTGTAGATGTCTTTCGACTTATTCTCTTTGAATGTCGGTAGTTTATTCTCGTGAAATTGAAGTCTTTCGAAGTTCATTACTAGTAAATAGCGTTTATTCTTTTTTGTCTTTGATAAATAGCATCATAAAGCCACCACCTAGAAAGACGCTCACTTCACTCAACGTCGTCTTCTCAAAGAATACGAGTACGAATGAAGCAATGATGACGCCAATTCCTAGCGCAGTAGTTTTCCAATTCTTGAAGATTCTATCTATCATCCTTGACCTTTGTACGGCTTCGTACTTTTGTGCTTGTTCTTGTGCTTTGTATGACGACGAAGTTTGTTCTTCGTTTTTGTCTTAAAATTAGAGACAACGCTAGTCTTTGCCATCTAGTTTATCGATTTTTTTTGCGTAGTAACGAATCGCAAACAAACCCGAAACGATACCAACGATAGCCAAAATAAGCGAAAAAAGAGGTTGCCAAGTTGTCGCAAAATGCAAGACAGCCGACGAGCAAGAAATACCCGTAGCGATGTTGGCGATAGTATCATTTTCAAAATGTTTCATTATTCAGGTAACAGGTAGCGCATTGGGTTTTACTTTCGGTGTTGTCATATCGGAAATGGTGGGGTTACAACTTCAAATTGTGTAGGCGTTCCAAGTATTGGCGTGAGTGATTCATCAAAAACAATGTACCAAAATTGTGGATTATTCAATTCTGCAAACTGATAGTCAACCCAATTCTGTGTAATATCATCAGGTGCAACGGGGATGCCATAGTAAGCATCGCACAACTCACGGGCTGTGATTGCTTCTTGTTCAGTATTGTATTGGTAGCCGTTAATAGATGCCATAATAAGTATTTATGTTTGTTCGAATTCCAGTGCGGTTAGAGGATTGATTTGATGAGTAAAGCACGATTTCTTGAAGATTACCATTAGAATAAGTTCCAGACCTTGCTCCTAGCCTATCGGTGGTAATAGAAACAAATGGAGTTCCTGTATACGAACCTAAAGTAGACGCATTTTGAGTTGCTGAAAAATCTGATAGTGTATCACCATTTTTTATTACACTAAATAAATTTTGGTTAGTATCGTTTGTATATGGAACACTTACAAATGATGTACCGTTGTTTTCATATAAATTACCATCAGACCAAGCACCAGTTAATTGACCATTATTTAATCCCGATGGAATCACTATTGTACCTGTTCCTGTTTTTTTCAATACTACAAAGTTGCTGTAAATTGATGTTGTAATTGTTGAAGACAAAGAAAATTCATCGTTAGTGCCATCAAATTGTAGTGACGGTTTTCCATTTACATTTATCACACTTCCACTACTAACTATTTGCGGTTGATTTGCTGCGGTTGATTGGCTTGCATTATTTGCGTTCCCACTTTGGTCATACCAAGTTGTAACAAATCCATTTGTGCCACTACAAAAAGAAGTTAATGAGGATTCGTCAAGGTTGCCCAATGCGGTAAATCCAATGTTAAGTACATCGTTATCACTTGACCTCCTCACTTGAATTGCACTACCCGTATATGCAGCCCTTAATTTACGAACTGAATAAGCAGCCGCAGCGTTTGGGTAAGTATCTAACAAACCCACAAAGGATTGGATTTGTGATGCGATAATTCCGTGACTTGCTAAAATCATTACGCTATATCTCCAAATAAATACCACTCATTTTCAGCAATCTTCACCAAAGTTGCACCCGAATACTGGGCGTTCAATTTCAACTTTGCCCCGTTGCTTCGGATTGTTACGCCACTTGTTGCAACGATGGTAGTTTGACCTGCCCCGTACTGAGCCAAAAGTATCTGAGTACCCGTTGCAAATGCTACTGAACTATTCAAAGGCACTGTCAAGTTGTTTGCACTCCCCACATTCATCTCAACCAATTTGTCCGCATCACTCAAAACCAAAGTATATGAAGCGGTCTGTCTGTTGGTGGTAATCAGTTTGTTCGTCTTTGCATCAAGTGCCGTTTGTGTGGCTGTTGATACGGGTTTGTTTGCATCCGAAGTATTGTCTACATTGCCCAAACCTACCGCAGCCTTGTTAAGGGTTGCAAATGTTTTGTCTCCTCTGTAGTAATCTGCTGAAGTTGTGGCGGTTATTGTTGGCTCAACTGCGACATTACCACTACCCAAAAGAGAAGTGCTGTTGATGGTCTTAATGTTTGTGCCTGATACCAAAGTATCTTGCTTACTCGTTGCCAAACCCGAATACTGCGAATTGGTTGCATTGTCACCCGTATTCGTTCCGCTTGTGTTTCCGATTACCGTAGATTGTGCATCGGTTACATAACGCCTATTCGTTGAATCTGCGATGTCTGCGGTCGTTGCATCTGCCCCGGCAGTTACCAAACCTTTGGCATCGTAAGTGATCTTCGTTTTGGTTGCACCGGTGATTGATGAATTCTCATCAACTTTGCCATCAAGCGCAGTTTGCAAATCGGTTTGGTTTGACAAAGTACCAGTAACACCACCCCAAGCAACTGCCGAACTGATAGAAATGTTTCCGCTTCCTAACAAACTTGTGTTGTTGACTGTCTTAATATTTGTTCCGCTTACAAGTGTATCTTGTTTGGCGTTTAGTGCGGATTGAGTTGCACTTGAAACAGGCTTGTTTGCATCACTTGTGTTGTCAACATTATTCAACGCCAATGCAGTTTTCAACGCTGATGGTGTGATTTTCTTTGTCTCCGCTGCCGATGTATCAACAATAGGAAACAAATCGGATGCGTTGTCTACCGTGACAATGGTCGCTAATTGGGATATCTTTTGGTCTGCCATTATAGTATGATTTTATCACCACTTTCTTGAAGAAGGAAGTCGCCATTTTCAAGCAATAAATATAGTATTTGTGTGGGTTGTTCTATCTCGTAGATTTTTTCATTAAGAGTTACCTCGTATGATGTCCTAGTTACATCAAATTGCACTTTGAGAATACCACTTTCTACTTCTTCATCTGCAAGAGTAGGTGACAAATTTGTAGATGATACTTGAGCATATACTACGTATTGAAACTCGCCTGCATCTAATGTGAAAGAAGAACCTTCTACAACTGCAAATTCATTATATCTTTCTGGATGAATAGAAATATCACTTAATATAGCGACGGTTTGTTTGTTTGTCGTGCGATGTGTAAAAGCAAACAAGAAATATGGATTTGCGATAGTGACTTTTTCACTTAACGTCAAATACCAATTCTTAGATTGTGCTTTATCAATGACTAACATCTTAAATAAATAGCGACTAGATAAATATGTAACAAAAAAGGGAGAGCGTAAGCCCTCCCAATTTTTCAAACTAATATGAAATCAAGAACAATTACAAATATACGTTAAATTCCTAACGCAGTCACTACACTAGATTGTAGTTTGTAAGGTGCTTCTGCTTCAATTGCTGACAAAGTCACTTCGTAACCATTTGAATCACCCATAGCCGTTCCGCTATTTGCAACCATTGCAGTCACATCGCATCCGTATTCGTTACCTACTAACCAATACGCGTCGTTGTTGTCACGTACAATAGTGTAAGTGCGACCTTGAGCGAGAAGTTTCATCTCGTTGCGTTTGCTAGTAGACAAGCGACGCAATTTGAATGCTACGTCACATTGGTTGAAAGTAGTACCATTCTCGACGCTCACGTTTGTAGTGTTAGTCAAAGAACCTGTACCCTTTGGCAATTCATAGTCATAAACATCACCACTTGCGACGGTGGTTGCAGTAACTTCGCCACTCGCAATAGTGAATTTTGAAGCATTCCACGAGATTAAGTGGATGCTCTTAATACCTCCGATTGCATCCTTACAATCTAGAGCGAAACCTTGAGTGAGAAGACAGGGCATTGTTTATCAGATTAGAGGGTGAAAAATACAACTTCGGCAGGGTAAGCAACTTGAACGCCGTAAGCAAAAGTAGTACGGAAACGAACCTCGTCGTTATCCTCAGAGTACCACAATTTGTATACTTCTTCTTCGTTAGCCAAGTCAGTACCTACAAAGAAGTTGCTCAAAGAACCTGCAACGATTTTGTTGGTTCCGTTCAAACCACCTACAGCGATCAACTTCATATTGGTTCCGGGATACACCATTTCCATAGTTTGACTAGCGTCAACAGCGTAATGGAACAAATTAGCGTTCTTCAAATTAACCAACATCAATTTGAAAGCGTCAACACCCAAGAAACAAACCAAGTCAGTCTTACTAGCAACACGAGAAGGAATGTTCGCGTATACTTGATCTAAGATGTCGTCGATGTTTGCAACGGTGATTGAAGTGAAAGCAGTTGGCGCAGAGTTTGCCAAAGTTGGAGAAGACGCGGCGATAATTTTGTTGAAACCATCGAAGCGATTCAAGTTAGGGTTTCCACTAGTAGTGTCACCTTGCCACATTGCGATCTCGATGTTCTCAGCGATAACGGCTGATTTTTCAGCACCAACTTGCTCTTCAAAAGGAATCATTGTAGGAGAACCTGCCATAATTTGAGTCTGCATCCACTTTGCTTCCAAAGTCTTAGGACACAAAGTCTCTTCAACCTTTACGCTACCAACGGTGATAGTACGTTGAGTGAAAGTAGTAGAGCCACTTGGATTGTAGCCACAACCGTCGGCTTGAAAGAAAACGGTAGAGTTAAGCAAGTTCAAGGTAGCAGATGATTTCACACCTACTTGCACTTGACCTGCAGATTGCAAAGTTGAAGCGGTTTTTGAACCGAACAACGCTTTTACCAACAAGTCAGTAGACTGCTCATTGGTGTAGTTTGCGAGAGAAGATACAACGAATGCCATAGTATTTTTTTGTTTTTTGTTTGTTTATTTTTTTAATGCGTTTGCGAATTTCTTCAAGTTCTCAAATTGAGATTCTTGCTTGCTAGGAGTGTGAGGTTTCTTAGTAGGCTGATCGCTAGGCAAGTCAATCATTTTCTCAACCAACTCAACTACTTTCGACATAGCCTCTTTGTGAGATACTCTCTCGCTTACAAGAGACTCGATAGAAGCAGTCAATTGAGCGATCTTAGACTCAAGACTTTCTACTACTTCGTTGAAGTGAGAAACGGTAGCGAACTCTTCTGCTTCAACTGAAATTTCTACTTCGGGAGTTTCCATCTCTGGCTTAACGATTTCAGTCACAACGCCATCAAGAGTAGTCACAAGAGTACCATCTTCGATTTCGTGAGTTGCGTCGGGTGCAGGAATATCGCCCTCAGCAGTCTCTACCATTACGATAGTACCTACTGACAACTCACCTTCCCATTTTACGATAGTACCATCTTTCAACATTGCTGTCTCGAAAGCGACACTTTTTTCTTCTTCAAATCCCAACAAAGTGCGGACTTGCTTCAAAGTTTCTTTTGCGTTCATCATAGTAAAATATATTTTGTTGTTTAGTGTTGCAATTTTAGTGACCATTCCATTGAGCAAGAACGCGCTTCAACTCTTCGATGACTTTCATCTCTTCGTCTACTTCGCTTACAAAGTCAAACACTCCTTCGACAGAGAAACCCTTGAACTCACCTGCTTTTACTTTTGCCCATACATCGTCATTGTCTATCAAGTAAGACACAAACCACGAGCCGTTCGCTACGTCTTCGTACCCTTTTGGAGGCATCACACCTCTCTCTCGATCAACGATAAAAGATTCAAACAAAGACACGCCTTCTTCGATTGGTGTTTTGTGATGAGCGTTGACACTATCGTACTTGTTTGAGCGCGCCCATTTCTTCGCTATCTTAAAAATAGAATTCTTATCAAATACAACGTAGTATTCACCACGAACAGCATCGCGTCGATAGATAGGCATATCAGCAACCATAGCAACTCCCGAAACAATTCTTTTTTCTTCATCTTGAATAGAGAACTTGCTTGCGTTTATTTTACGCTCAGTCCAACGAAGCATCTCTTCACCACCCCACAAGAGATACGAGATCGTGCCACACGCGTTCTCATCATTCTCGTCGTAGTATTCTTTTGCTCTAGAGAGATACGAGTATATACGTTGAATTGTGTCATCGCTAATAGGTTCGCCTTGCGCTAATTGTTGACCTCTTACTTTGCCGACTTGAGTTGCGCATTTGTTGTCGTTTGCTTCGTTCAAGCGTATACCTCTTTCAGCGTTTGCTTTTGCGCCTTCTGGATAATCTGTATACGACTCGAACTTCTCTTGATACATTGAGTAGCAAATTGCAACTGCTTGCTCGCTGTCTTTGCCCTCGTTGATGAGAACAGGTATACAACGTGCGACAAACTCTTCTTCACTCTCGTTTGCTTGAGGTTCTACAAACGCTTGATTGAATGCTTGAAAATCTCTTTCGACTGCGGGTGCTTCGACAAGCGATACAAAGTCGATGCCTGTTTCGTCGTCAAACTCATTGATGTCTAGTCGATAGATTGGTAGATTCATACTCATAAATAGCGTTTATTTGACAATAGATACTTTTTTGTTGTTAGATACTCTTTGTTGTGTGCGAGTAATGTCACCTTCTAGAACGTATACTCGTTGCTGTTGAGTGAGTTGCTCGTTGCCTCCTTGTTGAAGAAGCGAAGAACTTGTTTGAGGTGCGCTCATTTGAGGCATTCCACCACCATTCGCTTGAGATGCTTGTTGAGAATTGAACTTTGTCGCTTTGAGTTTTGCTACTTGAGCGAGACCAAATGCACCTGCGAGACCTGCTTGTATGTAAGGGTAAGCGGGAATGAAAGCCGTGATAGGTGAATCTTGAGCAGTCTTGTACGCGTTTTGTACACCTTCAATAGTTGCCATTATAGTCGACGCAATCTTCATCGCTTTCGAGAAATTGAACGCTCTCTTTTGTGACTCTTCGTCTTGACGTGCGAATGCGTTTGCAAGTTCTATACTCACATCAAAGAAGTCTTTTGCTAAATCAACCAATTCTTCATTGTACGCTTTTACTGCGATAGCGAATTTCTCTTGATTGCTGTATTTCTTGCGATACGTACCTTCGTCAATCTTGACAAGATTTTCGCCTAGATTCTTCTCTTCTTTTTCTTTCGTAGCAATACCTTTGCGAACGTCTTTCAACTCTTTGTCACGCAACTCTTGACGCTTGTAGTTGTAGATGTTCTCAAGTACTAGAAGTGCTTCTTGATTTTGTGCGTATTGTTGGCGAGCGTTTGCGTACCATTGTTGAAGTGCTAGTATTTCTTTGTTTGCTTCATCTGCTTGAAGCATTCTCAACTCTTGAGTCAAAGTGCGTATTTCGTTCCTTCTCTCTTTTGCTCTGTCGCTTGATTCTTTTGCTCTATCTTTATTGTATTTCTTCTCGTCTTCTGTTAGAATAGCGAGAGCGTTCTTTGAATCGTCAATGATTTTGCCCCATTCTTTCTCTTTGTTCTTGCCGTAGTTTGCGCGTGCTTGAGCAAGTTCGTTCTCAAGTTTCTCACGTTGCTTGATGAATGCACCTACTTCGTCACCTCGTGCTTTTAGAAGCGCAATCTCTCTGTCAAGTTGCTCGTTGTTCTTCTCAGTCGCTTTGTTGTACTTCTCAAGAGCGCGTTCACTTGCGCTAGTAATGCCTACGAAGTCTGTGAATCGTTGTACTAGACCACCAATAAAAGAAGCAAACGTCTTCAATCCCGGTACGAGCGACATCACAGCATTCTTGATCTTGTCAAAGTTTGCGATGACGATAGGTAGAATGATCAACAAACCACCAAACGCAAGAGACGTCATTTGACCTAGATTCTTGAACGCTTGTACTACCGTGCCTTTGATGTTCTTCGCAATCGCTGTGAATTGTTGTTGTATTTTGCCAAGTCCTTCTAACCCGTCAGCAAGAGCCATCGCGCCTTGAAGTTTGACCATCGTCTTTTGCAAGTCTTCACTCTCGCTACCGAAGAGAGCCATTGCACCTTGCGCCGCTTGAAAGCCACGAGCGACACCTTGAACGATTGTTTGTACTTGAGCGAACTTGTCGGGATTGACTGCAGACACACGGTCATTGAAGTCCTCCATTCTATCGCGAAGTTGAGCAAGTCGCTTTTCGGCTTCTACTGCTTCTGGCGAAAACTCACCAAAAGCGCGAACCGCTTCTTGTGCTTCTATTGTTGCTTGACGAATTTCGCCTTTGAAGCCTTTGAGGTTCGATTTGACTTCGAGTTCTACCGTTGATTTAATTGCCATTTTTAGTGTCCTTCTGCTATGATGTAAAATTGTGCGCCATCAGTTGTGATGACATCGTATGAATGATGAGTTGTTTGAGTGTGTGAATCGCTTCCGTCGATTTGTGCGCTTGTCGCTGTGTTGATTGTAACGCTATGACCGCTTAGAGGTTTTTTGATCACCCAAGTTTTACCGCTTAATGAGGTAGGGTCGGGCAAAGTAATTGTCAAACTACCTGCGCTTGTATCTGCAAGAATCAACCAATCGTCTTTTGTAGCGTTGTAGTTTGTGCTTACGTTACGAACTGAACCACCACTCAAGAAATTAGGGTACATCTCGTAGTTGCCTACGTACATCGTGTCTGGCTTTGTAACTTCAAAGTCATCACAAACGACAGCGATTGAGTTATCTGCGCCCTCTAGGAACGAAGTATTCACACTAGCGAACGCGCTTGAGTTGTCGTTGTTTGACGATTGTACGATGCCATCACCTACGAATACACCACTACCTCCGTTTGACGTGCCTACAGATACGCCTTTGATACCTGGTTTGAATGGCACATTCCCGCCAGGATAGATGTCGCCATAAGTCTCGCCTTGTTGCCCTTGTCCTGTGCCTGCACCTATTGTCTTTTGAGTGATCGTCGCGGGTTGTATAAACTGAGCAAGCAAGAACTCGCACAAGTAGACTGAGTCGCCGTTTGGGTCGTAGTCTTCGATTTTGTTCAAACGCCAGTACTGACCTTCAAAGAAAAACGCGTCAGCAAAAGACAAGTTCAAGTAGTCTTTCGTAGTGATGCGAAAATACGCTCTCAAAATCTTCGAGTTCTTTGACGTGATTTCAGTCAAGAAGCGATAGTAGTACGTATTTACAAGATTCGCGTTTGTGTATTTGTAGCCTGCGCCTAGACCTATCTCGCGAGGCATACCAAAATTGATGTCGAAAGTAGGGTTCGCAATGTCGTCAAGATGCGTCGTGATAGGTATTGAGAAACGATTCGAGCGATTGACGCCTACGCCTGCGTATTGTGCGTAGAGCATCCAATTTACACCACTCACTAGACCGCTATAATACATCACGCGTAAGTCACCATCTTGAGAGTTGGGTACATACGACAATACGAAGTTCTTTTGATTGTTGTAAGAGCGTATTTGAGTAGGTGAGAAAACGACTTCAATCTTCTTCTCTTCTTTGACGAACTGATTGTCGACTTGATATGTACGCGAGCCATACGTTGTTTGATACGACTCTTGATACAATACGTTCGCGTCATCTTTGCCCTCTTTGTATTGAAACTTGTAGGGGTTTGCTTCGAGTTCGCCCATAGGTACAATCTCGACGCTTTGAGAGTAGTCGAGTTTTTTTGTCCAATCTACTTGAGCGCCATTGTAGAACTCGTCGCGAGGTACGATTCGCAACTCTTTAGGATTGTCTCTATCTGCTTCGATATACAAATTGAACATCTTTACGAACGAAAGCAAGAGATCGCTTTGTTTGACTTCGCTATTCATAAAGACTGCGAAATCTACCGTCTCGCCATAGCCGTAAGTGAACGCAGTCAAGTTGTTCTCGATGTAAGAACCTATTCCTAAGTTTAGTTGAAATTCACTATTTGTTAGATTGTAAGAATTTGCAGAGTCCCAAACTTGAACGAGTTTGATTTCTACGATATCACCATTGAGCAACGTGCTAGGCGAGAAATACAAATCGACGTTAAAAGCGGGTGAGCCAAAATCTACCGTCACCGTCGATGTTGTGCGTTTTACCCCATTCACGTATAACCCAAAGACAAGCCATATGTCTTCTTGAAAGACTGGCATATATCCCGTAGATGAGTAGTTGATACCTAGTGAGACATCAAATACGTAATTGCCACCAACAGGCGCAGTGAATTGTCCCGTCGTAGTATTATAGTTGCCTCCGTTGTCGTAGTTGCCTGCAGTAGAATCGTTTTGAAAGATAATTGTCGACGCTAGGTCTAGTGATTGAGGCGTTGTAGTTCTAGACGCTTTGAATCGACGTGATTCTAGCACGTTCGCATCAATAGTCAACGACGATGGAGGTGGTATTACAAGACGCTTGAATCTATCGCTATTGAAGAAAGAGTCGTTCGTGTAAGTATACGACGCATTTGAGAACATCTTGTCGACGATAGTCTTTGCGTAGAGACAAGGCGTGAACTCGTTAGTCTCCCATAGAGAGATATTGCGAGGATGACCTTTGTCGATCATTGCGTACATATAGCCCTCGCCATAAGTGAACGCTTGAGTTGACCCGTTCTTGTAGATTTGAGTTGCCCACGAATCGATGACGTTGCCACTAGAGAGCGTGTGATTGTACTCGCTGAAATCTAGCGCGTTCAATTTGCGCTCGCTTAATGTCGTGAACAAGTCAGCAGTTTGCCCGTGAAGAGTGACTTCGTATGCGATGCGAGTAGAGTCATCGACTTTGATTGACAAGAGACGCAAGAAGCCTCTCAACTGCTCGACGCCATCGCTGAACAAGATGACATCTGCTTTGAGATTAGGGTTGAAATCTGGCGTGAATTGAACACTTGAAGAAATGACTTGCTCGACTTCGAAGAGTTGCGAGAAGATTATATTGTTCGCTTTTGTGCCGGGCAAAGTGAACGTCTTAGTCCACTCACTTGAGCGCGATTGTGGCTCTCTTATGTCAGCAATAGAGCGCGTGATCAGAGTGTTGACATCGCCAAAAGTGTCGAGTCGCCTGTTCGTTAACGTGCCACCACTTACGTATATTTCTATCATTGTCTTTGTCTCTTGTTCTCAAGCGAAAATACGACATCTATTTCTAGATTGAAGACTTTGTCTTGTACGTGCTTCTTGACTTCGTAGTTTGACGTCTCGATGTTGACTGCTACTAGAGTAGTGCCATCGTACATATAAACGATAGGTGAATCAATCAAGTCTTTGAGCCATTCGCTTTGCGCTTCTGTTATCCAATTCGAGAACATTTTAACCCTATGAGTTGAAATTGTGTCGTAATTTCTTGACTTAAAAGATGAAGTTTCGTAGCCGTAAGTAGCACCGAGCGTGTAAGGAGTTGCTTGATAAGTCTTGCGTTGAGTGTCGTATGAATCGCGTCTTACTTTGTTGAAGCGAAACGAGTCAAAGCCACCTAAAGAGTTCAAGAAAAACAAGTCAGTCGTCTCGTACTTTGAACACTCGTCTACTAACGTCACGCGATATGTCTCGCTCAATGTAGTACCACCATTTTTGAGTACGATGTCGTAGTATGTCGCACCGCTAGGAATTGTCAATTGAGAGCCACTAGGAATGCGTACAATCGTCGAAGTAGGTAGACTCAGCGTTTGTGTACTTGCGTCGCTATACGTGATGAGAGCGCTTGTAGCGGTGTTTCTAATAGCGTACAAGAAGTCTTTTTGTGTGCGTTGAATAATCTTCGAGCGAATAGGTGTCAAGAATTTGCCGTCACCATCCATCGTGTATTGACCATTGTAGTTCACTAAGTCAATCGCGTTGAGTGAAGCGTTCCACACGTTGCCCGTTGCACTCGTCAAGTTTGTGTACTCTACTACGCTACCTGTTGCACTTGCGCTATACTCGTAGCCGAACTCTACTTTGTATGACATCGCGCTATTTGCGCAACCACTAGCGAGAGTGTCGTTGATATTGAAGTCGTAAGTGACGTAGTTCTCTAGAATGCGCGAGATATTAAATACGCCTTTGTTTGTCGAGCCATAGTAGATAGGTGCTTTGAGTTTTGCTAGACTCGTTGTATTCTGCTTGACTTCACAAATGAATTTGAAATTGTCTTTCGTGTAGATTGCACCGCTTGACTCTGTGATTACGAAGTTCGTATCATTGTAAGCAGGTGCGTTCGCGTTTGGTTGTTGTGTGATAGAGAGTGCCACGTATTAAAATAGCAACGCAACACTCTCGTCTCAAAATGAAAGAGAGATCTTGTGAGTCTCTCTCTTTTTACTTCAACATCTTTGCAATGTATCTCAAGTGATATTCTTGAATGTTGTAGCCACCTGCACCGATGCAAGTAGTATAGAAGAAGCGACCATCTGCAAGTTTTGTGTTCACTTCAAAACCTTTACCGCCAATGTGAGTCGTCACATATTCTGCCATATCGTCGGCAGTCAAGAACTTCTCAAGTGCGGTTTCTAGTTTTGCGATACTAATAGCGCGAACTGATTCGATGTGACTTGCGAATGTTCTGTCGTAGCGATTCACTAAGCCAAAGACAAAGTCTTGCAATCTTTGACGACGACCGTATGTCATAGAGTAGGCGTACTTTGTGTACCAATTGTGATTTGAGGCGTTCTCTTCATTTGCTAGTTGGTCATTACAGCCATTCATC